GGGCAAAGCTCCAGACTCCAATGCCGGCGAAGAAATGACACTGGGCATATCCAGCAAGCTCATCTGGTCGTACATCTTCAATACTCCGTTCGTCAACAATGCCAGGGGAAATCAGACCTTCGGCGATCAGCACGCGCAACTGGGCGGCGGCGTCTTTGTCGAATTCGTTGTAGTAGTTCACACCACCTCCAGCAAAAACAACCCGCACTGGCGCTCGAATTCCGGCGCGAAATACTCACCTATCGAGGCTTTGGCGCAGCGCACAAATCCAGTCATTGCGCCTGTGGTTACTGGGCGTCGGTTTTCCTTCACGCGGGTTTTGGCGGGGGTCATGCGGCAAGCCTTGTCTGAATGGCTGAAACCATTTCAATGCGTTCGCCAATCCACCGCACATTCGGAATTGCCCAACTATTTCCCAAAGCCTTGTAGCGTGGGCCGTCAGCGGCTGGTTTACCTCGATGCGGAACAAGCGTGTATTCATCAGGGAAGCCTTGCAGGCGCTCACATTCCCGAGGGGTCTGCCGGCGAACCCGGAAAGATGCCATCACATGCGGCTTGTCACCGCCACCTGATGACGCGCGCAGAGCAAACGCCTGGTCATCCCCGAGCTCGGCGGTAGCGCCACCATCACGCCCACGCAGCGCCACGGAATGGACAATGTTCGCGCTAGGGTCAGTTCCCGTTGTCAGTGGGGCGGTTACGTCGCCTTCTTCAAACACGGCACCAGCCTGACCTGTCGCAACGCATAAAGTTCCAACACAGCCAGCCAGTTGATTGCGCACCGGGCCATCCTTAGCGCGGGTGTCCAGTGTGGGGTTTACGTCTATGAAGCGACCGCCTGAAGGGCCAAACTCAATGCCTCGGGAAGTTCCTTTCCACGCTTGTCTGCGCGGCGCAGGATTCCCAGACAAGCTGTGGCGCTCAAAAAGTACCGCTGCGGCACTTCGCCAGTCTCCAAAACATCCGACAACGAACACACGGCGGCGGCGCTGGGGTACTCCAAAGTACTGAGCGTCGAGAACGCGGTAGGCGAACCCATACCCGAGTTCGCCCAGGAGCCCGAGGAAGGAACCAAAATCCCTTCCTCCGTTACTGGACAGGACGCCGGGGACGTTCTCCCAAACCAACCACTGGGGCCGATACTTTGCAGCAATGGCACCAAAGGTAAGCATGAGGTTGCCACGCGGGTCTGCCAGTCCTGCTCGAAGTCCAGCGACTGAGAATGACTGGCAGGGAGTTCCTCCGCAAAGAAGGTCAATTGAGACATCGGGCCAGTCCTTATATTTGGTCATGTCGCCCCAGTTGGGCGTGTCGGGATAGTGGTGCGCCAGCACGGCGCAGGGGAACGGCTCAATCTCGCTGAAAGCAACTGCTTTCCAGCCGAGCGGATTCCAGGCGACCGACGCGGCTTCAATTCCAGAGCAGACGGATAGGAACTTCACACCACCTCCAGCAAAAACAACCCGCACTGGCGCTCACTTATGCCACTCACCAGCCGCGCCGGAATTACCCGCTTTCCACTGCTCCCAAAAGTCTCGCTGTAGCTGCGAATCGGGCCAGCGCTTCCACTTGTAAGTGAATGACTTGAACCACGGCAGGCCATGTTTACGGGTGAGCGCGATCCATGCGCGGACCTCGCACTGATGGCGGTGCCGCTCTGTATCCTTTGCGCTACAACTTGGCGGCTTGTCTTGAATTCGAGGCATGTCATTGGCCGACCAAATCCCCAAGCACCCACAATGCCCATGTCACAGTTGTTGCCGGTACATCGCCACCAGCTCGGACAAGATCCAGAATGCGCGAGGCTTCCAGTTCTTCTTGGTTGTATTGGTTTCTCATGCTGTAGCTCCTTGCTTAAGTTTTTCCATCGCTTCGCGGACGTTTGCTGGCATAGGCACCGCACGGCTGCGCTCAATTTCCAGCCGGGTAAGTTCAGGGTCGCGTCCTGGCTTGCTTGGGACGGTTGCAGTAGGGTCAGGCTTGGCGAACCTGCTCACACCGGGCCTGTCGGCTTTACGCGCCCACTGTCGCCATGTGGCTTGCCAGTCCAGCTTTGTCGCGTTGGCCCCACTTTTGGCCGTCCAGTAATCGCGGAAGTTGGCAAGCTCCCGCTGTCGATCAATCCCCGACTCCGCTTCGGGTTCTGGTGTTGGCTCAAAGTTGGGGGGGATGCGCGTAGCGCGTTTACCGCCTCCGCCTTCGGATACGCCTTCGGATACGGATACGCCTAAGTGCACGGATGCTTCGCGTGTGCTTGGCATCTGCTGCGCATCTGCTACGCATTTGTCTGACGGTTGCGGGAACTTGCTGGCTTTTGCTCTCACCTGCTGGTTAAACCGCAACACCTCTAAATAAGTCTTTCCGTCCTGAGCCGGATACACCCTTACAAGGGCCGCTGTGGCGCACGCGGCCAACCACTTCCCTATGTCCGAGTCGCTTACCTTGTCGATGTGCAGCGGATAACAAGCTGCCCTCAATAGCTTTGGACTGGCGTAATACCGTCCAAAGTCATCCACCACAGACAAGAGCCTGCGGTAGAAAACTTCCTCTGCCCAGTTAAGGCCGTTCACGGCCTCACTGGTCAGGATTCCTTCACGAACCAATCGAGTAGGCACTTACGCGGCCTCCGCCATTTCCGGCTCAGACTCAGCAAATAATGCCTCTTGCTTCAATCCTCCCTCGCCCTTGAACCGTTGGCCAGCCAGTTCCAGGTTGATCTTTGCCTGCTTGAAATAGCTGTCTTTGAGTTCAATCCCAATGGCTTTCCTGCCCATAGAAACCGGGCTATAGACCTCGGAGCCAACACCCATGAATGGAGTCAGTACAACCTCGCCTTCGTTGCTGTAAAGCTCTACAAGGCGGTCGATTACGTCAAGCTGCAAAGGGTGAACGTGCTTTTCGTCATCCTCTTCCCGGCTGTCACGAAAAGGCAGGACGTTATCAATGCGAATGTCATCCCATACACTTGATGCGTACCGCTGCCAGATGTAGTGAGACAGCTTGTTGCTCTTGGGGTCGGCGTGGTCTTTGTAAGTGTTTTTCAGGTACTCCCAAAGCTGCTCCTCGTCGAACTTGGTTTCGTTCGCGTTGTTGAATGCCCGCAAGATATTCGGCAGGATTGGCGTGTCCCCAAAGTAACGGGTCAACCCCTTCGGATGCGTCACAGGAACGGCGTTATCACCTTTCTTGGTGAACACCAGCACGTAATCCGGCATGGCGGTAAAGCACTGTGTCGAGTCTTCCACAATCAATTTGTGCATCAGGCTTTTAACCATCGTCCGCATACGAACCTTGAGCGGCTCCTTCCAAATGGTTATGCGGTTGCGGTACTGGAAACCGTACTTTTCGTGTATGCGAATGATCTCGTGCGGGAAGTCCCACAAGCGGCATGAGTTATCAAAAATGTCCGTGCAATGCACCGCCGTAACTCGCCCTGGCTTTGTAACCCGCGCAATTTCAGAAATCAAAAAGTCATACTGATCTAAAAACTGTTCTTTGTTCTCGCAGTTGGAAAAATCGCGTTCACTCGAGCTGTAGTTGTACAACCCCGCAAATGGGGGGGAATAAACCGACATATCCACAGAGTTATCTGGAAGTGTCGGCATTACCTCCATGCAGTCGCTGCAATAAATGGCGTAATCTGGTGTGATGATTTGGTCTTTTGCGTTCATTTTAGGAATCCTGGAAGTTGGACGGTCTGGTTAAATTCTTTGGTAATGTTTGAGAAATCTCGGTTGGCGGCTGCAACAAGGTTCCCGTAAAGCTCAATAGCTTTTTGTGTCTTTTGCTGCAAAGCCTCTAACACGCGCTCTTGTCCCTCAGAAATCACCATATCGCAAGTGACTTCTGACTTTTGGCCAAATCGCCAAAACCTGCGGATTGCTTGGTAATACTGTTCGTAACTCCAAGTCGGAAAGAATACGGTGTGTTTGCAATGCTGCCAATTAAGACCCATTGAAGTCATCCGGGCTTTTGTGATCAGCCGCTTAATGTCGCCACGGGCAAAAGAGACAAGAATCTCCTCTTTTCGGTCAATCGACATGCCGCCCAAAATCTCTACAGCGTCTTTATCAAGGTTTGAAAGCAATGCGCTTTCGTCATTCAAGTTGCACCAATACACAGAAGTTTTACCAGCGGCCAACTCGATAGCCTTTTCGCAGCGCTCGGCTACTGTTAGTTTTTGCTCTTCACGAACCTCAGTCATAGTGGCGGCTGGCATGGCAAATAATGAATCCTGCCCATCCATGCACCAGGTTTTAGAGTTGTTGACCATATGCCGATTAGTGTGCAATGCTGGCAATTCATAGCCCTTGTCCGAAAACCCCAAATCAGACGGTTTTTTAACCATCACCGACCACTGGTTTACCCATGCAAAAAAGTCGCGCTCTGCATGGGGCTTGAGGTAAAACTTCTCGCCGATGTTGCGGTTGTTGCTGTCTACGCTGTTCTGGTTGCTTTTGAAGAACTTGGTCAGCATGTCCATATAGCCCATGTACCCAAGGGCTTCGGAGCTATTGCCAAGCTCGATAAAGTCGTTAGGGCTAGGCGTGGCAGTACTCAGAAAGCGGTACGGTACGCGCTTGATAAACGCTACGATCTGGTCGCGTGTCTTTCCTGCGAAGTTCTTAAGAATGCTGGATTCGTCCAACATGACGCACTCAAAATCATCGGCATTCAGCAAGTGCAGGCGCTCATAATTGCAAACGGTGATCTTTTTGGTCAAGTCGCCATCCTTGCTGTGCGCTATGTCATCCATACCGATTCGGGCGGCTTCATCAATGAACTGAAAAGCCACGGCCAACGGCGTGAGAATCAACACCCTCTTATTGGTATGCCGGATGATGTTTTCAGCGATGGCAAGCTGTAGAACTGTTTTGCCTAAGCCGGTATCGGCAAACATCCCTATACGGCCTTTTCGAACCGCTTTTTCAATGATGTATCGCTGAAAGTCAAAAGCAGATTCGGGCATCCATACGGTGTTGAACCCGTAATCGCCCGTGCTGTGCTTTTTGCGCTTCAAAAAGTCCTCATATAAAATCACATTAGCCATACAACTCCTTCTTAGTTGGCGTGGTTAGAAAGCGGTTAACCGTTTGCCCGGTTAGCCGCTTTTGCTTTCTCAGTAGAAACCCACACAGCACACCCATCGCGCCGTATATCAGTTTTGATAAGACCGCACTCGCTGATGCGGCGCTGGACCTCGATGTAGTCGATGCCGATAGCAGCAGCCACCTCACGGGCCGTCATGCCTTCAAAGCACTCGCGGATGGCTTTGGTGATGGCCTGGCGCTCTTGGTCGGCCTTGCGTGATGCGGCGTGCTTTGCAGCTTCCTTGGATGTGTCGCCATCACTGCGGCGTGCGCGGGTTTGCACAAAGGCCGGCGAAGTGAAATCGATGGCAAGCTGGCTCATCACACCCCCCTCCCAGTAGCAGAAAGCTGCCCAGCATCAGGGCGAGGGCTTGGCATGTTGTTGCCGGTGTAGGTGCCCTGCGTCGTTGAATTGACGAAAGTGCGCGAGGGCGTCAGCTTTGGGTTTC